CGTGACTCTAGTTCTTTAAGAGCCTTGGCTGTTTTCGTAGTTGGCTTTTCTGATTTGGCAGAAGAAGGCATACCGTTCCGTGGCGGTTTAAGCTTTGGAGAGGATGTTTTAACCTCTACGGGCTTGCGTCCATAGATGCTATTAGTTGCGTGAGCAAACCAGTAATCGAGTTGAGCAGCAACTTCAGGAGCTTCCTTTTTCAGGACTCTCTTTAAATTGCTAAAACGCTTGTCGCCGATTGTTGCTTCGTATTGCTTGCGAAGGTCATTGTCTTCTCCTTCTAACCACGGAAGTTCTTCTTTAGCTTGCTTTCCAAAAACAGCGGTTAATTCCTCTGCTTGGTTTTGAGCTTGAACACTTTTCAGTTGGTCAGGAAGGAATACCTTTTGAGCCTTACGGGCTTGTAGGAGTGCCTTGCGAACATCAGCCTTAGTCATGTCTTTGCCGTTGATTTCTGTTACTACATCATCAGCGGCATAAGAATCACTTTCAAAAAGAACATCTTCAGCCCATTCTACAATGCCTTCAATTTCGGAAGATTTTTCCTGTAGCTTCTCGATAGTCTCAAGATTGCCAAAGGGGTTATTGTCTACCTTCTTGCTGGATTCTAGCGGGTTTACCTGTTCTTTTTGCTTGGCTTGCATTGCTGCAAGTTGCTCTTCAGCTGATTTGCGCTTGGCTGTCAGTTCGCCGAAACGAGCGACAGCACGACTTCCTAGCTTATCTGCTAGTTCACGCAGGTCTTCTTCGGACATATCGTCCAAGTCTAACTTTGAAAGAACGGACTCTTCAGGGGCTTCCTCCTCAATTTCTTCGGGGAGTTCAACCTCTTCAATCTGCTCTTCTTCCTCCTCGGTTTCTGGCTCGACTGCTTCAGGTTCGTCCTGAGGCTTCTGCGGCGGTTCACCTAGGCGTCGAAGGGCAAAGTCCTCGACTGACATATTTGTACTTTCCACTGAGGTTTGATCTGCGTCAGAGTTCGCAGTTACGATTTCGTCTGTCATTTTATTTTTCCACTCATTAACGCCGAGCGCCAGCTATGTTGTGCATTATAGCACAATGGTTACTTTCGATTTAAATGCCGCTTCTGGAGGCTTTCCCATCCAGCAAGGTGCAGCACCTGATCGTAGGTGATGAGACGCCCTGAGACCTGCTGTAGCTTGTCTACGGGCGCATCATGTAGTTCTTGGATTGTCTCTTCTCGCAAGTCATGAATCATCTGCGCAAAGTGTGCAAACGACTCATGGTTTTGAAGGTTAGAAATGCTTTCTGTAATATTCATATTATTTAGATGCTGATCTCATTAAACCAACAGTCCTAGGGCCTCGCGTGTTGACTTGCTTGTACCAATCACTGTCCACCATTTCATCAGCGGCAGTGCTATAATCGTCAACCTCTAAAGCTTCTTTCATTTTTTTGAATTTGTTAAGCTTGGTCAACCCTAGGTTGAATGACATATCAACAATAGCTTTCTTCACTGTTTCGGGGCGAGAAGCAAACCTGGAGTCAAACTTTTGAGCATCCGTGAAAGCCTGAGTTAGGCTATGGTTGTAAAGCGTATACTTCTCTTGGCTGTTCAATGGCCTCCCATTAATCAACTCATTCCGATTAATGCCGGATTTTTTGAGAAACTTTTGATTTGCGCTGTCATCAAGATTAAAGCCAATGCCGATAGTGCTCTTTCCTTTAGTGTCCTTGTAAACATTTGGAATATCTCCCTCGTTTAGAGAGAGCATATCCAAATATTCACGAGCACGAATTGCACTGGCTCGTCGGTCTACTTGCTGCTGAGTTGTTAAGTTGTCTGCCATTATAGGTCTTGCGTTTGGATTTCACCCATTTGCGCTGGTGCTGTACCGGTACGTCCGGTTTGAGCGTTTTGCTGTTGCTGCATTTGGAAAGTATATTGACCTGCGTACTTTTCAATTCGAGCAGCAAAAGACTCATCACCTTGCAGACGCGCCGCAATGTCAGGCTGCTGTGCGTATTGCTGAATTATTTCCATAGCAATCTGCGCTCCTGATGGGCGTGCTGGTTGCTCAATGCCTGCAAATATCTTAGACAGATCATCGGTGACATCCTTCACTACTTGTTGTTGCGCTACTTCCACTGGTTGCAAAATGGCATCTGCCATCACTGGGTCAATGCTTGCTGCTGCAATATCTAAGAGGCTATCAATATTCAATCGTCCATTAGTATTGAGTTGGTTAAGCTGCACAAACTGGGCGAGCTTTTTCTCAACTGTTTCAGCGTCTGTATTCTGCACGTCGAAGTTTATTAGGATGTCGAAGTTTTCATCAGCGTCTCCCTTTTCCATCACTTGAGGATCTGGGATACCAGTCACACGAAAGAACACCTCGTCTGGGCCAAAGCGTTGGAAGCATTTGAAAGCCATACGAATGACCTCTGCTGTGTGGCTAAGGAATTTATCTACTAGGAATTGCTTACGAACTTGGCTGACGGTGCTGTCTTCGTCCAGTCCTACTAGGCGATCCGCTAGATCAAGTAGGGTGTTTTCCATTTCCATAGAGCCAGGGTTGTACTGAGGTGCTGGCGCAAACTCAAAGTCTCCCTTGCGGCGATATGGAATCATGCGACCTGGGCCCCAATCTGATGGAGCCTGATTTACAGGGTGCATAATAGGTGGCAACGTAGCTAGGCTATTGCGATCTGTGCGAGAGTCGCGCTCAACCTTTACTTGGTTCTGGATGCCACGAAGGATAGAAGGAACGGTAGATACGTCATAGAGACGCTTGCTGTCCTCTGAGAGCTTTGTGACAACCACTGGGTAGTCCTCATAGCCATTGAGCAATTCAAACTTAGCATATCCCTGAGTCGTCTCATCGCCATCAAACTCGCGATGGAAGATAGTGCAATAAATTCCTTCTGCTCCATCTTCTTCGTCGATTAGCCTTTGATACCCGTAGCAAATTTCAATAAGCTCTTCAGCTTGGTAGGCGTTGTCAGTAAGTCCAATGCTGCGGCGACCTTCTGGTTCTCGGTCTGCGCTTTCAATGTTTACGCCACGGTGCTTAGAAATGACGTGATCTACAAAACCTTCATCCCAGTTGTCAGTAACAACTTTATTTTCTAGTTCTTGAGGAGTGTAGTGGGTTTTCCAGAAGCAATATGGAGCACGCTGCGGATCTGTAACGTACGGAGGGAAAAAGAAATCACCATCTGGAGCTAGTGTCTTCACCTCTGGCGCATTGACTTGACGGCGGATAACTGGAAGTTCAGCTACGCCATTCTTACGAAGCTCTTTAATTGCTTTCTTTGCACGTTTAGTTGACGTGCCTTCAAATACATTCTGAAGGATTAGAACAATCTCTTCATCTTGATCGCCACCTAGTACTGCTTCAGCAACCTCTGGACTAATCTGTGCAATTTGCTCTAGGTCTAGTTGCTGGAGAAAGCGTCGGTCTTCCTGTTGCCATCCAACGTATGTAATGAGGATGCCGCGCTCTAGCAGGTAGTTGGCTCCACGCTCCATCTCGCGGTAAAAGCGAGGGATGTAACCAGAACTAACCATCCATTTAAGAAAGCCAGAAACTAGCTTGCTGCGCTTAATGTCTCCACTCTCTACTGGGAAGGCTCTGACATTCGCGCGGTTCAAAGAAGCCATAAAGAGCGATACAAGGCGTGTAATGCGCTCGTCAATTAAATGACACTCCATGTCGGATGCACCTTCCCAAGGGAAAGCATCGGCTCCATGTTTGCGATGGTCACGACTCTTGCCAGGCCACCAATTGCGGCGGTCGTCATAGCTAGTGCGGCAAGTGTCAAAGTATCCTTCTAGCTCCGTGACAGTTTGCTCGTACGCATAGCGTAGAGTTTTAATATCAGGCTCGCCCTGAAAGTATGTAAGAGACTGTGAGATTGAATCGTTGGTCATTTTAAAAGGTTAAGTCTTCTCTGAATTGTCCGGATTAAGCAAAATGGATACTTGGATGATACGCCTATCCTATCACATAAGTCGATATTACTCATAGGCAGGGAGGTTTCTTGTAGGATCTGGCGTCTAAAGATTTCCCAACTAGCAAATCTGTCAATTTGTTCGCGATTCCATTTAGAATTATTGGTAATATTATCCTCGTCTTGCATAACGATAGGAGGTGCCTGAGATGCTTTCAATGGCTTCAAATGTAATGGTCTTACCTTCCATCTTGCCTATTAGCTTTTGGGGCATAAGAACAGGCACACGCTTCTTAATCTCCTTAGAGTAGACGTAATCATAGCGTTTATTCGGGCATTGCTTTAACACTTTGCCAACATAATGGCGTGGCGTAATCTCTTCAATCAGGTAAGACTCAGACAAAAGCTCTACGCCTTCTTCTGTGATCCATAGATTGTTGCCACGACCGCTGATAAACTCAGGAGGTAGCTTAGCCTTGGCGATTTTAATTGCTTCGTCGATGTCTGTATTAAACTTAATTGCTAATTCACCTATTCGTTTCTTGGGCATTAGTAGCCTCCTTTCGATTTGCTTGTTGTTTTCATTTCTCGCTTAGTTACATGGTCTGGCCCTTGGCCTCCGCCTGCCATGCGTAAGTATCGAAGTACGTCGATAAAGTCTTTTAACGGTTCATCTTTCTTTCCGTTCTGTCCGTAATTCATGATGCTATAGATTACATTGCCACACTTCTCATCAATGTTTAAGAGTGGCTTGTTAGCGTGGTCAACATTAGCATTGGGGTTGTAATGAAACCATTCGTCTAACGCTGCAATGCCAGCATCTTCTTGTCGCCCATCGGAGGGGACAAAGTGGATGCCATGCTCTGCGAAGTGGGCAAACAAGTCCATGTTATCAGAGTCTTCAGAGGCAAAGAAACGAGAGTCTCCAATTCGCTCAAATACTTCGACGCCTAGTTCTTCTTCGATGTCTTTAAATAGATCAACGTAACCTTTTACGTCATAGCCCATTTTCTTAGAGGCTGGCCCAAACTTCCATTTCGGATCACCAAACACAGCCCACTCTCCATAGCTGTCCCTGTCTGGCCATTCGCGCAATATGCTAACATAACCCTTCTCGTCTACAGCTGCCCATATGGCAACGTAATTACGTCTACCAGCAGGGTCTACAACTTGATAGACAGTGTGAGTCTTGTCAGATATTTTAGGGCTTTTGCCGACATGGACGTTTGTGCTAAACAGTGGGAACAGTGTTGTCATCGACTTCACTGGGATGCCATAAGCACGCGTTAAAATCTCCTCCCTAGAACTATGCGCTAGTTCTTTGGCGATCCGTTCATACCCACCAAAGGGGTTAAGGATTGAGTGGAAATAAACAATGCCACAGCCCTTCTTGTGATTCATTTGAATGAGGGGAACGTCCTCATTATTTAGCAAGGCTGCCGGTCGTGTAATCTCTGTCTCTACATCCTTTAAGTACGAAGCTACAAATGGCGTATAACCATCAATAGGAGTGAACGTGAGGATCATCTTAGCGTTACGGGTAGCTAAGCGAAACCTCATCGTTTCTACTAGGTCACCATCTTCTAAATACTCGTCAAGCCATAGGCCAACATTGTGCCATCCAGGAGCTTTAGAGCCTAATTCAAGACCCTCAAACTTAGCTCTATTAGCAATGAACTGTGAGTATTTATGGAAAAGAATTTGCGAGCCATTCTCAAGGATGAGCGAGGAGCCAGAGAAGCCAGTCTTTACCTTGTAGTTAATGTATTCAGTCTCAGTCTTCGCCTTCTTCTTGTATTCGGGTGGAAGGTTTCGATATACAGCCGACTGCTGGACTCGGATAGAAGCGTCTTCATCCTGAGCGAAACAAACAATGATGGATTCGGGATTTT